TAAAAAAATTTCTGCGAGTAAATACAAAGACAAATATGTTAAGTTGATTGTAAAAAATAGAACAGACTCTTATAAGTTTGATGTTTTTGTGGACGAACTTTACAGAAATGAAGTTGCTGATTTGTCCATTGTTGATGATTCGACTGAATGGGATTTTGAAGAGGCCTCTGATATCGATGCAACTGAAGATACAATGTCATTGTTGACAAATTATATTGATAATTACGAAATCGATGTAGATAAAAACAAGTTAAAAGGTATTATGCAAGACTTGTATGTTTCTGCATTGAGAGGTGTGTAAATGATTGAATTTAAAAAGATTAGATGGAAAAACTTTTTATCGACAGGTGACAAATTTACAGAGATACAACTAAACAGGACTTCATCAACTTTAATTGTTGGAGAGAATGGTGCAGGCAAATCTACCATACTAGATGCACTGACATTTGGACTATTCGGTAAACCTTTCCGTAAAATTAATAAACCGCAACTTGTTAATACTGTAAACGAAAAAGATTGTGTAATCGAAATTGAGTTTTCGATAGGCAAACGAGAGTATTTGGTAAGACGAGCGATCAAACCAAATAAATTCGAAGTTTATATCGATGGAAAGATGTTAGACCAAGACTCTAAAATTAGAGACAGTCAAATCTATCTAGAAGAAAACATTCTTAAACTCAATTTCAAATCTTTTACTCAAACAGTTATTTTAGGTAGTGCAACCTTTGTTCCTTTTATGCAGTTGAATGCCAATGATCGAAGAGATATTATTGAAGATATTCTCGACATCAAAATATTTTCGGCAATGAATGAAATTCTTAAAACAAAATCTACATCACTGAAAGAAGAATTGTTTGAGAATGAAAAAGAAAGAGAGCTACAAGATTATAAGATTGATTTACAAGAAAGAAATATTCAACAGTTAAATGAAGATAAGTCTGCCTCTATCAAACAAAATAAAGCAAAAATTAAAGACAAGAGACTTCAACAGAAAAAAATATTATCTGAAAATGAAGACTATGATAGTAAAGTATCTGCACTTGCCCTTTCTATTGGAGATGAAGTAAAGGCAGTAACAAAAAATAAAAAATTAGAAAAGTTAGACACTCAACTGCACAACAATATTTCCAAAATTGAAGGTGATATTAATTGGTTTGAGAGTAAAGATGTTTGTCCTTCTTGTCAACAAGATATAGAAGATGAACATAAACATGAAATAATTTCTTCTAAAAATACTAAGAAAGAAGAAATAAAAAATGCATTGCTAGATCTTCAAAAAGAGTTGAATTCGACACAAGAAAGAATACAAGAAATTGAAACTATTAAAAAGGAAATATTGGAGTTAAACAATAAGAAGAGTTCTAATATGAACACTTTTTCTTTTATCCAAGATAGTATCGATGAAATTGAAAAAGAAATAGAGGATGCAGAAAACAATAATGACAATATGAATTCTTTAGAAGAGGAACTAAAAGAACTTAGAAAACTGGCAAAGGATTTAGATTCTAAGAGAAGAGAATTGGTAGAAACTAGAAATTATTATAATGTTGCCTCTCAGTTCCTAAAGGATACTGGAGTAAAAACTTCTATTGTAAAATACTACTTACCAATCATGAATAAGTTGATAAACAAGTATTTGCAAGAGATGGATTTTTATATTAATTTTACCTTGGATGAAAAATTCTCAGAGAATATTAAATCCAGAGCGAGAGAAAACTTTACATATCCTTCTTTCTCCGAAGGTGAAAAAATGCGTATTGATCTTGCACTCCTATTTACTTGGAGAGAAATTGCTCGCATGAAGAATAGTGTCAATACCAATTTACTTATTCTTGATGAAGTTTTTGATAGTTCTTTGGATGCAACTGGAACAGATGAGTTTTTAAAACTGCTAAATACTTTGGGTGGTAATAATGTTTTTGTTATTAGTCACAAGGGCGATATACTATATGACAAGTTCCACAGTGTAGTTAGATTTGAAAAGGTAAAAGGATTTAGTAGGATTGGACAAAATACATAATGACAAGTGAATTATTTTTTGGTGATTATAAAAAATGGATTGGTGAATTAGAATATGATTATCTATTTACAAGTCCACCAGATTTCGAAGAGATTGGTACAGACCCTTCCAAACCAGAACTCTATCAAGACTTTTTGATTGATGTTTTTAGTGCCGCAAAACCAAAAAGTAATGCGTTTACTGTTGCCTTTACAGACAGAAAATACAACGGAACTATTGTTCCCAAGTCTAGTATTCTGAAACATTCAATGAGTTGTTTGGGGTATAACTTATTGACTCATAAGATATGGGTTAAGAGTGATAAAGTCGATTTATATAGATTGACATACGGTAATGTAATGACTTTTGGTAAAGGTAAAGTGAAACAATACATGGCAAAAGAATTTAAACCAGATGTATGGTTCGATGGATACGGTGAGAAATATAAAAAATATTCATATGGAATGCCAATATCTATTGCAAAACGATGTATTTTGAACTATACTAAAGAGAATGATATAGTTTATGATCCTTTTATGGGCAGCGGAACAACTGCAGTTGCATGTATTAGAACTAATAGACAATATTATGGTTCGGAACTTTTACGAGAGACATATGATTTATCTCTTGAAAGAATTGCAGACGAACAAAACACAGTGATTGGACATTTTTGATGAAGACAGATAGTAACAAAGAACTTTATGATTTTTTAAAAACCGTTACAAATGAAAATAGATTGCCTGTTATGGATAGCACACTATTTACTATTGCTACAGAAAAATATGGTCGTGATGTTTTTAGATCAACAGTTGCAGATTACATAACAAACGAAAAACCTTTGTTCCCATATAAAGAGTTTTCGTATGACGAACTAGTTTCTAAATTTAGAAAATTAAAGTCTACAGATTATTCTGATTATATTTCACCAGTAGAAAATCTACAAAAAGAGGTTATTGAAAAATATGATGATTACAAATATTCTTTCAAAGAATATGGTATTGGATTGATTGATGCCCCATCTGTTTTTAATGAAGTGAGTGATTATTTTCAAAATAAAGAAAGAATGTCCTGTGGTTCCTATGGATACAAATCACCAGTAGATAGATGGAATGAAGGTGATAACATTTGGGGTGTGCTAGGCCCCATCTGGCGAGGTGTGAACGATAGTTGGGAACTAACTAACAAACAGTATATGATGGCGTTTAGACTTGGTACATACATCGCCACGCAGTTTAAACCGTTAGTTGCAAAGTGCATATATGAAATGACTGCCGCAAAGAGAGTTTTGGATACTTCTATGGGTTGGGGTGATAGACTTGCAGGATTCTTTTGTTCGAATGCAACACTTTATATTGGTTGTGATCCAAATCCAAACACATTCAAGAATTACAAAATTCAGGCACAAGAATATTCTAAGTTGATTGGAAACAAATATGAGGTTGTAGAAAGTGAAAATTATTTTGCATTGTATGGGGATAAGAAAAGTTGTGTGTTTTATCGAAGTGGTGCAGAAAATTTGCCTTGGGATGAAATAACAGATATCGATTGTGCCTTCACTTCTCCACCATATTTTTCAACAGAAAGATATAACGAAGGTGGTGAACACTCTGAAGATCAGTCTTGGGCAAAATTTAATGAATATGAAGCATGGAGAGATGATTTTTATTTACCAGTATCTCAAAAAACCTTCGATTCTCTTAGAAGTGGTGGACATATGTTGATAAACATCATGGATCCCAAGATTAAGGGTAAAAGGTATCGTTCTGGTGATGAACTTGTGGATATGTTGAGTGATTCGTTTACTGGACAGGTTGGTATGCGAATTATGCAAAGACCACAAGGGAAAGCAGTTTTTTCTGATGAAGATGGTAACTTCGATAAAGAAAAAATGAATACTTTTATGAATAAAATTTATATGGAAAATGTCTGGTGTTTTCAAAAGGATAAGGACGATTTTGACATGTTCCGACACAAAAGAGTGATAAGTTTAGACAGTTTTTTCTAAAAAGTGCTTGACAACCCCCCTATAATATGAGATCATCATATAGTGATTTGGTTCTCTATATGGGATTTTTGATATGAATGATGCTGTGATGTTCACAAAGAATTCGAAAAGTCTTCTCGCAAAACTAATGGCAGAAGAAGACATTTCGGTTCAACACAAGAATATTGAGACTGCTTACTTTGATGTAAAAAATCGTATTCTTGCCCTCCCTCTTTGGAAAGATATGTCTGGTACACTTTATGACCTACTGGTAGGACATGAGGTGGGACATGCTTTATATACCCCTGCAGATGAAGGTGTCTTAGAAAACGCAATTAAACGTTCTAATAAAGCGTTTGTTAATGTTGTAGAAGATGCTCGAATTGAAAAATTGATGAAACGAAAGTTTCCTGGCTTGCGCTCATCTTTCTTCAAAGGTTATGATGAACTTCATGATAAAGACTTTTTCGGAATCCAACAATCTGATTTCGGTAACATGTCATTTATCGATAGAATCAATGTGTTCTTTAAGTATCCTTCGAACCAATATGACCTAAAAGGTTACTTTACTTCAGAAGAACTCCCATATGTAAAAATGGTTGCAGAAACTGAAACTTTTGCAGAAGTTGCTGATGTTGCAGAAAAAATCTTTGCGTTCATTTCTGAAAAAGTAAAAGAAGAAAAAGAAAATCAGATGCAAAATTCTGTTGCGCCATCTGATGCAGAAAAAAATCCAGATGCACAAAGTATTGACATCTCTTCAGATCGTTCGGAAAAAACTGAAGAGACTGATGGTAGTGGTGATGCGGATCAACAAAAAGAATCAGAAAATGAAAATGATAATGAAAGTTCTGAATCTTCTTCAGAAGAAAAAGTTTCCGCAAATGACGGTGATGATGTAGAACCTTCAGACAATAAAGAAAAATCTCCAACATCTATTGGTGGTAAAGAAGGTGGTTCTGGAATTGATGATAAAGAGTTTGTTTCTCAGACAGCAACCGATCTTGCAGATGCGCTTAAACAATTGATAGATCATGAAGCATCTATCACATATATTGATATTCCAAAATTCAATGCAAATAATTATATTACTCAATGGACAGAAGTGCGTGATGATCTTGCAAAGAAGTTGAATATGAGTTTGATTACAACTGAAAAAATGAAGAACTACTGGACAAACTCATATACTAATCTTCTTACAAAACATAACAAAACAATTTCTTATCTTGTAAAAGAATTTGAAATGAAGAAATCTGCCGATGAGTATGCAAAAAGTTATATTGCGAAGTCTGGTAATATTAACTCTAACAAACTTTGGAGTTTCCAACTAAATGACGATATCTTTAAAAAGAAAAATGTCATTCCAGAAGGTAAAAACCATGGTATGGTTATGCTTGTTGACTGGTCGGGTTCTATGCATCGTCAATTGGTTAAAACGGTAGAACAGACAATTATTCTTGCAACATTCTGTCGCCGAGTTGGAATTCCTTTTGAGGTTTACAACTTTAGTGATCAAAATCGTTCTAAAATTGACAAGTATACAATATTGGAAAATCAGGAAATTGGTGAACACGTTTTAGATCCACATGTAAAACTTCACTGCATGTTGTCTCATAAAATGAAAAAGTCTGAATTCTATGAGGCCTGTCGCCAATATATTAATCTTGCATATGCAAATGTATATCATATCTATGGTGTAACTTATGAGTTGGATCAATATCGTCTGGGTGGTACTCCTCTGAACGATTCTTTAATTATTCTTGATAAGGTAATTGGTAAGTTTCGTAAAGAAAACTCAGTCCAAAAAATGAGTTTTGTGGTTTTGACAGATGGAGAGGCAGGAGACCATTTCCAACAAATTTCTGAAACTTCTGACGGACAAAAATGGATTTCTACTAAAGGATTTAGTTGGCGCCGTACTCATAACTCCAGTTTAGTTTTTGTAAAAGACAAGAATACAGGAACATTCTTTTCTTATGACACTAAAACACACACTCAGACTGATGCGTATTTGAATTATATGAAAAATAAACATGATGCCTCTTCTATTGGGTTTTATGTTGTGAATAACCTTCGGGACTTGAAACACGCTATCTATAATTATATGAGTGGACAGAATGTTTGGACTAATATTTCTGCATACCTAAAAGAGTCTCGTACCAAAGGATTCTTAACAACTACTAAGTGCGGATATGATGAGTATTACATTCTTGATATGCGTAACCAAGGTAGTGAAGATGAATTGGAAGTTAGTGATGATATGACTAATGCAAAAATTGCAAAACAGTTTGCAAAATTCCAATCCAAGAAAAAAACCAGTCGCCAACTTCTAAATAAGTTTGTCGATTTGGTGAAATAATTGCCAAAAACTATTGACAGTCCTAGTAGTTTTTGGTATTATATACTTGTAATGATGATTTGTGAAACCTTCCCTGTGGAGAATATATAATGTGGAATAAAGACAAAAAGGTAGAGTTCCTTTCAAAACTCCAAACCAAGTATGGTAGTGTTGTCCGTAAAAAAGACATTCTGGCAGAAGCAGAAGAGTTTGGGGAGGCAACTCCCCAATGGTTGTGTAAAACACAAAACCGCCAAGGACACGGCTCCTATAATGTAAGTAATGTGTTCAACATGCTTACAGGCAACGTTGTCCCTATTACAAAAACAAAAAAGTCGGCGGTATCTATGCCAGAACGTCATACAGAATCATTGGTTCCAGAAAAAGATCCAAACTTCGTTAAGTTTGGATTCTACAATGATATGAAAAAGATTCTTTCATCAAAAATCTTTTATCCTGTTTTCATTACTGGACTTTCTGGAAACGGTAAAACCTACGGTTCACAACAACTTTGCGCTCAACTAAAGCGTGAGTGTATTACAGTTCCAATTACTATCGAAACTGATGAGTCAGATTTGTTGGGGGATAAAACCCTTGTTGACGGTAATGTAGTCTTCTCGCAAGGCCCTGTTGTTGATGCAATGGAACGTGGCGCTGTTCTTATTCTTGATGAAATTGACCTTGCGTCAAATAAGATTATGTGTCTCCAGTCTATTATTGATGGTAAAGGTGTTTACCTAAAGAAAGATAACCGCATGGTTCGCCCTGCGCCTGGATTTACAGTGATTGCAACTGCAAACACAAAAGGTAAAGGTTCTGATGATGGACGGTTTATCGGTACTAACGTTCTGAATGAGGCGTTCTTGGAACGATTCAAAGTTACCTTTGAACAGGAGTATCCTACTCAATCAGTAGAGAAGAAAATTCTTACAAACCATCTTACTTCCTTTGGTAAGGTAGGTTCTGAAGAAACAAAAATTGTCGAAGACCTAACTACTTGGGCCTCTGCGATTCGCCGAACCTTTGAAGAAGGTGGTATTGATGAGATTATTTCTACTCGCCGTCTAGTTCATATTGTTGAAACATATTCAATCTTTGGTGATGTGTTCAAGGCAGTAGAACTTTGTACAAATCGATTTGATGAAGATACAAAGTCATCGTTTGTTGACCTGTTCACCAAGATTAACGGTGGTGAAGATGTTACAAATATGGGAACTAGTGAAGAGGAACTATTTAATGAGGAACCATTTTGATAGATTATAAGTTCAACGAAGATGTATTGCTCGAAGAGATTCGGGCATACATCGATAAGACATACAATCAACACTATTCACAAGGAAAATTCCAATCGACCGAATTCATTATGGATAATGGTTTGGGCGAAGGATTTTGTTTAGGAAATGTATTGAAATATACACAAAGATATGGTAAAAAGGGATCACCAGAAGATCATAGAAAAGATCTATTGAAAGTGATCCACTATGGTTTACTGGCATTATATAATCATGATTTAACTTATGGAGAAAATGTAAATGAGATTGAGTGAAACAACCCAGAATATTTTAAAGAATTATTCTACTATTAATCAGTCGATTTATCTTAAAAAAGGTAATCGACTTTCGACTATTTCCGTGATGCGAAATATTCTTGCCGCTGCAGATGTAACAGAAGAATTCCCAGTTGATTTCTGTATATATGACTTGACAAAGTTTTTAAATCTTTTGTCTGTTTACCCAGAACTTGAATTTAACGAAAAGTATGTGATGATGTATAATGGCGAAAAGAGTTACAAGTTCTATGCTGCAGAACCATCCATCATTGTATATACAGAAAATACATTTGAATTGGATGGATCAGAAAACAATCCATCAGGTTCTAAACCATCTCCAACTTGGGATATCGATGTTAATATTCCTAGTGCAACACTTTCTACAATTAATAAAGTTGCATCGATAAGTGGACTTCCAGATTTTTCTTTGGAAACTGGTGATGATGAAAAGGTATTCTTGTGTGCATTAGATAAGAAAGATGATACTTCTAATGTTGCAAAAGAACCTGTTGGCGAGAGCAATAAAAACTTTAGAATGTTCTTCAAGTCTGAGAACTTGAAACTTATCGAAGGTGATTATTCTGTAAGTATTTCTAAGAACAAAATCTCTACTTTCCGTCATCAGAAACTTCCTATTCAGTATTGGATTACACTTGAACAAGATTCTGTTTATGGAGAGTGATAATGGGTTCAGACAATTATCTATGGGTAGAGTCATATCGCCCTAAAACCATTGACGAAT